AATCCCATTCCAATATTTTAGGCTTATGGAGGATAGTATGTTAGAGGCACAAAAAAGGGAGCGTATGGTCGAATATGCGCTCTCGTTTCTCGGCACTCCGTATTACTGGGGCGGCGATGACAGCTTTTTCATGGACTGCTCAGGTTTCCTGATAGAGATCGGCAAGTCAATCGGCCTGCATCCGCACAAATACGACAACAACGCTCATGGCCTGTGGGAGTATTTCCGGAAAGGCGAGCGTGAGACTGACGAGACAACGCAACCGGGCGACCACGTTTTTTATTTCAAGGACGACTATGCCACACACGTCGAGCTTGCGATTAACGAATCGCAGGTTATCGGCGCATCCGGCGGCGGCAGGCCGCAGTTTGACCTGTACTATGAGATGAAGAAAGATCCGCACCTCAGCGCTCATTACGGCCAGTATTCGAGAGAGGAGTTTTGCTGAGTGCATGGATGATTACAGCATCAAGCAGCTCAAGCACTTCCTTATCATGGACGAGGCTATCCGGCGCAACGCATTCATCAAGATCCGGCCGATAGGATACAGGCCGAAATACAAGGTCTGCGATCCGTTCAGATTTACGGAGATATGAGATGGCTAAAGATTTTTCAAACGAGAGAGTGAATTTGCATTGTAGAAAATGCGGATTTATAACAGTCCTGTCTGTGCGTCGCACGCAGACAGGTCTACAGATAAGTAATGATGATAAGGATTTATCTCCTTGTCCTAATTGTGGGGGAAAAAGTTTTATCACAGGGGGTTTAATTGTAACGGAGAAAGTTGAATGAATTGGAGAAAAATTTATTGTTTTTTTGGTAAACACAAGCAGGCAAGAAATCCAATAGAATTAAAACCAAGTAGGTTTGAAATTTTTGGAGAAAAATTAATTTTTTGTGAAAGATGCAAGAAGATTCTTTTTGTTGGATACTTCCCTCCTGAACATCCAAACTGCTTGTGTCAAACATATTCACCATCTAACCATGAGTCTACCGGTCACATATTACATACAGATAATGAGGCTTAGATGTCTGATATCGATAATTTCATGAAGCTTTTACTGGAGGCTATCGAGGCATGGAAAAAAATTGAGGAGAACATTAATGCTGAAACTAATAGAAGGCGGAGAAAACGGCTTCTCAAGACATGTAAAAAAGCGCTTAAAACCGGCGCGGATAAAGATCTGGATGCTGTGCGCAAGCATCTGTTTCTCATTGCTCGCCGCTAGCTGTACGCAGTACGATCCGGCGCTTTACCCGTCGTATGATGTGCTTGTGCCGGGAATAGAGGTGCTCGCGAATCCGTTCGGGACAACGCCTGACGGGTATTACAAGGTGAATGCTGAATTCCTGCAATGGGTACAGGAGCTGCAGGCGGAGATTGTCAAGCTCAGGAAGATGCTGAAATGAACACTCCGGACTGGACGGCGATCATCGTTGCTGTTATAGCGCTTGCTGGAACGATAACAAACGGATTGCTGTTGTACAAGGCGAAAAAGGCTGAAAAGAAAAATAACAAAAATTCATCAAATCCAACGGGCAGTGGATTTTTGTGCTATGCTCATGGAGAGCGGCTATTGAAAATCGAGCTGAATAATGAGAGGATTTGTCGCGAACTTAAAGATTTGAAACAAGAAATAAGGGATATCAAAAACAAGATGGATGGCTAGGAAAACGACGCTTGTTGTGTTTTTGATATCGACGTGCAATTATAAGAAAGGGCAAAAGAAAAGGGTATGCTCAAGGGTTGCTAAAATATGGGAAAGAAAAAGAATAGTAAAGATCATACGACCTCAATAGAATATGAACTGACTCCGCAGCAGGATCAGTTTTGCTATGAATATACAATAGACTATAATGGCTATAAAGCTGCAATAAGGGCAAAATATTCGAAAAAGACGGCCGCTCAGATAGCTTCACGTCTGTTAAGGAAAGTTAAAGTCAGGGAAAGAATAGAATATTATAAGAAACAATCGTTGCTCAATGCAGAGATAACGCCTGAGCAGGTTCTAAATGAATTGAAGATCATGGGATTCTCGGATTTTGCCGACGTCCTAAGAACCAACAAAGGATACATAACACTGCAAGAATTCGGACGTCTGCCACCACAAGTGACACGCGCAATCAAGTCGTTTGAATTTGATGACAAGAAAGTCAAGATCAAATTCCATTCAAAGGAGAAGTCGCTTGAGCTGCTGGGCAAATATATGAGCATGTTCAGCGAGAACATCAACATCGACGGCCAGCTGAAAACAGACAACGAACTGGTGATCAAGATCGTGCAGGTGGATGGCGTGGGGGCGCAGACGGAGGAGGCGGAGGGGGCAGAGAAGAAATGATTGAATATATTTACTCATGGGGCAACAACCAAAAGAGGGTAAATCTTAAAGGGAAAAAATGCAGGATTTTAGCAAGGGGTGCGAAAAATTCAGCTTTAGTTGAATTTGATAATAAGCAGAGAGAGATTATCAGTAGACATGCATTGAGGAAAATATCATCAGGGCTAAAGGATAAATAATGGAGCTAAAAGTCAGCAGCTCTTTCTTTCCGCTCTTTGCCAGGCAGGAAAGATATCTCGTGCTTTACGGCGGCCGAGGTTCCGGCAAGTCCGAGTTTGCAGCACGGAAGACGCTGGCAAGATGCTGGACTGAGGGTAACCACCGGTTTTTGATTATGCGGAAAGTCCGCCGCTCGCTTCAAGGTTCGGTTATCGAGGTGTTCCTGACGCTCCTGAATAGCTGCGAGATCCGGCACGACTACAATAAGACAGACAGAAGCATTAAGTTTTACAACAGCCGTGGGCTGCCGAATGAGCTGCTTTTCGAGGGTATAGACGATCCGGAGAAAATAAAGTCCATAAAAAACATTACAAGCATCTGGCTTGAAGAGACAACGGAATTCAGCAAATCCGATTTTATAACGATCGACCTGAGCCTGAGGGAGGAGACGCCATCATACAAGCAGATCATCATGACGTTCAACCCGGACGAGGCGCGCGGGCCGTGGATCAAGAACATGTTTTTCGATGGCATAGCAGATGACTTCACCGGGCCTGGCAGCGTATCGGATTCCTACCTTCACCACAGCACGTTAAAAGACAATCCTGTCGATGCCGTCAAGGATGATTACCAGAACGTGCTTGACCGGCTGGATGACAAAACGCACATCAGTATATTCCGGCTGGGACGCTGGGCGATTGCTAAGGATATCATTTACAACTGGAACTTAGTACAGCTTCCAACGCCTGATTTCTCCTGGTTTGATGAGATATTCTACGGTGTAGATTTCGGCTATTCCGTTGACCCGGCAGTGCTTGTCAGGATATACCGAAAGTCTAATGAGTTTTGGGCCGAGCAGTTGATCTATGAGCGAGGCTTGACAAATCCGCAGTTTGCACGGATTATGAAAGAGAACGGCATATCAGATACCGATGACGTGTACTGCGATTCAGCAGAACCAAAGTCTATCCAGGAGCTAAAGGATAACGGCATAAATGCAAAGCCTGCAAGGAAGGGAGCCGATTCTGTCAAGGCCGGCATCGACTATCTCAAGAGCCTTACGATCCACATCGTTGATGGCGGCGATTACTGGAATCCCGATGAGAATATCTGGAAAGAACGGTGTCTGTACAAGTGGAAAGAGGACAAGGATGGCAACGTGCTTCCTGAACCGGTCAGCAATTTCAATCATGGTATGGACGCCATAAGGTACGCCATTGACACGCATTGCAGAGGCCAGAAAGAGGCGTTTATGATGTTCTCGCTTGAAGACGCATACTAGGGAGGGATGAGATGGATATATTCAACACTAAAAAAATCGGAGACTTGAACAACCGGATAGAGGAGCTAACAGGGCAGCTCAAACAATATCAGACGTTCCTGATAGATGATGTTCTGACCGCGCGCGCCGAGGATGCCAAGACATACAGAGGCAATGAGTACAGAAATTACACGAACGCCGTCAAAGAAATCTCCAACAAATACAAAGGTAAGTCTGACTGGGGTGTATTCCAGACCGGCAACATCATTGACCTGAGAGCCGCCTTTATCATCTCGGAAGGCATAAACATAACCGGTGACAAAGCCGATGCTCAGAA